CCAAGATCAAGTTAGGCAACTGTACATAAAGCCAGAATTAACCTTACCTACTGGTATAGCTTCATCAGCATTAAAGTTAGATATGCCAATGCAAGAAGGTTCTGGAACTGCAATATTAGATGGCTCTCCTACATTTCTTGATGTAGCAGTTAACGGAGATTTCTCGGCTGATGCTGTTGGGTCAACTTCTGTTACTGGTTGGTCTTTGGATGATTTCACAGCAGAAGTAATTGCAGATGGTTATACTGGTAATGCAGTACAATTAACAAGGGCAGATAGTGGAACACAATCGTTTTATCAGGATTTATCTGGAATTACAAGTGGAAATGAATATAAGATTAATGTCAAGTTAAAGGCAATCGGAGGTTCTGTTGCAGCGGGTATTCGAGTAACTACCCCTACAAACTCTAATCCTTCATCTAATATAGTTTCTTTACCTGCTGATGGTAGTTGGCAAGATGTAGAATTATCGTTTACTGCACAAGGAACAACAGCTCGTATACAAATACAAAGACAAGAAAGCGATCCAGGATCAATCGTAGTAGATGATGTAATCATTAACCAACTGAATTTAGGTCAAAATCATGGTACAGGAAATGGAATCACTTGGGCAACTGGGCAAGAGTATGGCTTTCAACATCCATTAGTCAGAAGTAATAATCCTATGGTGTTTGGAGGTGATGATATTGTAACAATAGGAAATCAGAGTATTTTTAATTTATCTCAATTTACTATTTCGTGTTGGGTTAATTTTGCTGATGGTGTTGGTGCAGAACAGGTTATAAGAAAATGGGGAAGCAATAGAGGAATTGCTATTGGAACAAGTGGTGATTCAACTAATAAATTTAGATTCCAAGCAAGTAATTCAAGTTCTGAAAAATATGTAGATAGCAGTACAACAGTAGTAGCAAACACTTGGTATCATTTAGTAGGAACTGCTGATGGTTCAAATATTAAACTATATGTAAATGGATCATTAGAAAATACTGTTTCCTCAACAATTACACTTGATACTGCATCTGATAATTTAGTTATAGGTGGTGCAAGTAGTGTTTATTTAGATGGAATTACAAACGATGTATCTATCTGGGATTCAGCTTTAACAGCCAATGAAGTAACAGCCTTATATAACTCTGGATTACCTTTATTACCAACAACTGATAGTGGTAACTATGCAAGTGCAGATGATTTAGTTGGATACTGGAGAAATGATGGTGTGACTACTTGGTTAGATAAGGCAAATACTGGAGTAGCAAGTTTTGATGGTACTGATGATAGGTTAAGCGTTGCAGATAGTAATTCTTTAGAGTTTGGTGCAGGTGATTTTTCTTTTTCTTTTTGGATGAAGTTAAATAGTGTAAGTGGCACACAAACTATTTTTAACAGACGAGAGAATGGAAGCAATTCTAATTGGGTTCAGATTAAAAACACAGGATATTTAGATTTTGGTGCATCTTATAGTGGTAGTTCAGTAATAAGATCACAAATAAATTCATCTATTGTATCTACTAATCAATGGTATCATATAGTTTGGTCAGTAGATAGAGATAGCACAACTAATATTTACATTAATAATGTTGCACAAACTTTAGACACAAATACAAAAGATGATGGTGCGAATACATTAGATTATGGAGTTACTGCTTTAATTGGTGCTTTTAATCATTCTTCACCCTCAAGTTTTTTAAATGGTCAATTATCATCTTTTAATATTTTTAAAGGAATTGCTTTATCAGCTACTGAAGTATCTGAATTATATGCAATAGATAAAAGAAGTAATATATCTGGGTTTAGTCAGTTTAGTAATTGTGTAGGTTCTTGGTTAATGGGTGCTGGAACTGGAGATACTACCTCTACCATACAAGATCAAACAAGTAATAATAATGATGCAACAGTATCTGGTGCTAACCTTATAGGATATAACAATGGTACAGTAGCTGGTGATCCAGCATCAATCATAGTTCCAGAAGGACTAAATGAAGGTAGAGACTCACAAGGATATTACCTAACAGATACAGACTCAATATCAAGTGGTATCAGATTAAAAGGTGCAGAGTATATATCGGTACAGGATTCAGAGACTTTAAGTTTTGGAAATGGTACATCTGATTCACCATTTAGTTTAGAAGCATGGATTAAACCAAATGATGTTACAAACTTTCCAGCATTGGCAAAAGGTGTCTATAATAGTGCTGGAGAATACTTATTTGGGTTTTTGTCTGTTGATAAATTAAAGTTTTATTTATTTAATAATTCTGCATTTCAAGCAGTTGCTTATGATACTGCTTTAACATCTTCTGAAGGTCAATGGATGCATATTGTAGCAACATATGATGGAAGAGGTGGTACAAGTGCAAATGCTGGTATGAAAATATATCTAAATGGTTCTCAAGTTAATAATGCAAATGAATCTTCTGGAACATATGTGGCGATGGAAAACCTATCAGCCAATCTTGAAGTAGGTAAATATAGCAGTAACTATGCAAAAGGTAGTATTGATGAAGCTAAAGTCTATGCCAAAGAACTATCAGCAACAGAAGTCTTAAAAAATTACAACAATGGAAAATCAGCACACTCTAATTAAGGATTAATATGAAAGGGCAATATACACATTATTTAAAGATACCGAACACATCACAAGGATTAGGTTTACGCATTACAGATCGTTATGATTGGCAGACATTTACTTATAAAGAAGTAGAGAAATCTGGTACTCGTGATGTAATGGTAGAACTACCAACAGAAGATGATTTAAAGGCTGATATTCAATCCTTTATGACCACACATTCCATAAGTGGAAGTGGAACAAAGGCAGACCTAATTCACGCCATAGGAGAGCATATTTTAGAGAATGGACATCCAACAGTAAGTGAGTCTTATACTTACATGGAACAAGTAGTAGATGAGACTACAGATCACGAGGCGAAAGTATCTGATCTTATTGCCAGACATCCTCACTACTTTGCTCAAAGAATTAGTGCAGATGATTCAGAATTTGTGATAAAAGGTGATTGGACATTGGCAGAATTAAATGCATTACCAAGTGGAGTTGAGGCATACACAAATGAAGAAGTTAAAGCCTACATTGAAGATTCATCAGCATGGGAAGTTGGTGAATAAAACTATTAAAAAATTAAAGAATGGAGATTTTGAAGTTGATACAAGTTATAATATCCCTGTTCAGTATACTTATGTTAAGTAGCTGCACAAGTGGTTGGTCAGTTGGTAGTTTTGAATTGAGTCCAGAAGATTCTATGTATACATTTTTAGAAGTCATGGATCAAGATTCTACATCACATTTTTATGCAGACAAGGTAAGAATTAATTCAGACAACTGGTGCTTTACACACAATCAATGGGAATCTGTTAAGGAACATGAGTGAGAATCTCAAAACCGCTAGAAGCTACAGAGGTACTGTTGTGGATGATAACGCTGTTCTCAGTATCAATATCCGTTGGCTTGGGCAGATTCTTATTCTTGTTGGCACTCTCGTGTATAGTTACTATAGGATCGAGACTCGATTGGCAATGCTTGAAGATAGCTTTGCTGATGCAGATCAACGCATTGGGGACTTACTTGATAAACATATCGTGGAAGAACGGATTGAGCGAGAAGAGTTGGCAGAAAAAGTAAAGTTTTATGAAAAAGAAATAAACCTCAATCCAATGAGTTGGGGAAAAAAGCGGAGAAAGTAATGGATTTTATGGCGGTCTATTCAGAAGCGGGGATGATAGGCATTGTAGGGGTAATGTTCGTATACCTGGTAATATCACTATCGCAGAAATCAACAAAGCAACAAGAAACTTTAGAGAATTTAAAAGTAGAGAATAAAGGTCAATCGGAAACTCTACAGAACATGGAGGGTATTCTCATAAAATTAGTGGATCGTTGGAACAAATCCGATGATACAAGAGACAGGCGAAATGAAGATTTAATGAAAGAGGTAAATGACATGAGTGATAAAATTAGCTACCTATCTGGTAGAATAAATGGGAGTGGTCGTGGATAGTTTAAAAGTATCTGGGGGAAGTTTTGGAAGTATGGCTATTGTTTTTATGGACTTACTGCCATATATATTAGGTATTGCTATTGCAGTTATGAACATTATATATCTATATTATAAGATAAGGAACATTAAAAATGGCTAAAGACCCAAGATTAAAAAGAGCGGGGGTGGCTGGATTCAACAAACCGAAGAGAACTCCAGGACATCCTAAAAAATCTCATGTTGTTGTTGCGAAAGAAGGTGACAAAATAAAAACAATTCGATTCGGTGAACAAGGAGCTTCTACTGCGGGTAAACCAAAGAAAGGTGAGTCTGCCAGGATGAAAGCAAAGCGTAAATCATTTAAAGCGAGACATAGAAGAAATATTAAGAAAGGTAAAATGTCCGCAGCATATTGGGCAGATAAGGTTAAGTGGTAATGGCTACTGCCAAGAAACGTAGTCCTGTTAAATGGGCAAGAGCAAAAGCAAAAGCAAAAGCAAAGATGGGTGGTAAACACTCTGCCCGTGCAATGCAGTTAGCAGTTAAATATTATAAGGATATGGGCGGAACATATTCTGGTAAAAAGTCTTCAAAGAACAAGCTATCTAAATGGTCTAAAGAGAAATGGGATTATGTCAGTAAAGGAGACAAGAAGAAGCCAAAGAAGAAGCGCGGAAGATACTTGCCTGAATCCGTAAGAAAAAGTTTAAGTCCTTCTCAAAAGTCAGCAACGAATCGCAGAAAGAAAGCTGCATCAGCCAAAGGGAAGCCAAGAGCAAAGTATAGTAAGTCAATAGCAAGTAAAGTAAGGAGAAAAAAATAATGCCCTATCATAGCAAAACAAAAAAGAAAATGAAGAAGAAACCTATGAAAAAGAAAACCACTAAAAAGAAGATGAAGAAATATGGCTATTAAAATGATGAAAGGTGTTTCTTTGTCAGGGTTGAATACCAGGCAAGCAACCGCGATCAAAAAACATGGTAGACATCATACTGCAAAGCACATTCGATCTATGGTAAGTGCGATGCGAGGTGGCAAAACATTTACAGAGTCTCATAAAATAGCAATGAAAAAGGTAGGAAAATAATATGGAATGGTTAACATTGAATTGGGAATGGGTGCTACTTGGATTTATGATATTAGAGAAAATTGTAAAGATGTCTCCAAGTGAAAAAGATGATATTTTATTGGATGTAGTCATAGAAGGTTTAACAAAAATTGTAAAAGGAAATAAGAAATGATCAAAAGATATATAAAGGGTCAGGTAAAAAAGCACGGAGTTAAAGGCTTTATTATAAAGGTGTTAGAATTGATAGCAAAGGTAACACCATCTAAAGAAGATGATAAAATTGTAGCTAAAATAAAAGTATTTGTATCTGATTTATAATTACTTGAGTTAATAAAAATTCTATAGTAACTTTCTCATAATGAAGAACTTAACATCGTATATATTATGTTCCCTTGGATTAGTTGCGGTTCTTTATTTAGTCTGGGATAAGGGAATAGTAGTCCAGGAAAGAACAGCGTTAGAAGTAATAGATGGCTATATATACAAAGTAGAATATAAGGTTACTCAATATGAACAAAAGAAAACAAAAACAAATACGACAAATGATCTCTACCATCTTAAAGAAGATGGAGATGTACTCCGAGGAAGCGGAGAATCTAGTATTTGGAACTGGTTTAATTGAATCTAACTACGACTATTTAAGACAATGGAATAACGGGGTAGCGCGAAGCTGGTGGCAGATTGAACCAGGAATGACAGGCGCAAAAGACACCCTGGAGAATTATTTAAAGTATAGACAAAGATTGATGTGGAACTGCGTTGATATAGCGCAAGTCCATTCAACTGCATTTCTTCCTACTGCAAAAGAGGAAGATATAGCAGAACTTTTAGAATATAATATAGCATATGCTATTATAATGTGCAGACTAAAGTATCGCAGAGTTCCTAAAGCAATACCAAGTAGTGTTGAAGGTATGGCAAATTACTGGAAAGATCATTATAATACACACCTCGGAAAAGGAAAAGCAAGCGAGTTCATCGAGAAGTACAACAAAACTCTCTAGTTTCTTCCAACAATAATAATATATTTGTAGATTCTTCTTGCATCTATTGATGCGTTGATATAAGTTCGTATAAGATTTATATCGATAAATCATTATTTTAATTAATAAACAGATAGGAATAGAAGATGAACAAACTGCTTACGACAAAAGAAGCATCAGAATACTTCAAAGTTTCTACTTATACTATAAGGGCATGGGCGAAAGCTGGTAAGATCAAAGAAGTGAACTTAGGGTATAGGACAAAACGATATGAAGTAAAGGACTTGATCTCGCAATGAAATTAAAGAAACTAGCGGTAGGTCAACGATTCTGCCTTAGCAATAGACTAGACCCCGAATTAAATAAATGGGGTACAATATTAGATGTTGGCATTGGTAGTGTCCGAGTCCGATTTGATAAGTATAAAGAAAATAACGAGCGCGGTGAACTTGTAGAGAAGAAAGGTTATACTACAAACATTGCGCCAGACACAGAGGTGTAATATGGAAGAACTGCTACAAACCCCGATCCCTGTAGAAAGACATGACTTAAATAATGGAAGATGGTATACACCATTAGATAAGTATTGGGAAGAAAACTTTGGGGAAGGAGTACCTAAAATATATAAAAGATCGTCTACTACTTTTGAAGATGCATTAGATAAAGGTATGGGGTTTCGTAGATGGTTAGGCAATGCTAACTCGTATGAAGATGCTATGGATTATGCGAATAAACGTGCGGTTATTGGTACAATCGTACATGACTTCTGTGAACGACTACTGCTTGGACAAAAGATTGACCTGGAGCAGCAACCAACATGGTACGATAGAGATTCAGATAAAATGATCCCTATCTCTAGGGAGATTATTAAATACATTATGTCTTTTAAACAATTCTGTGATGATGCAAGAGTAAACGGAGATTTTATTACAGAAGCATTAGAAATATGTATGTTTGACCTAGCTTGCGATAATGAAGGAAATCAATTACATCCGTGGGCGGGAACTGCGGATTGGGTAGTTAGGCTTGTCAATAAGAAAGGAAAAGAAGAGAGATGGTTGATTGATTTTAAGACAGGTAATGCTTATCAAACACATCAACTTCAACTTACTTCTTATCAGATTTTATTTGAATCTTTATTCCCTGATTTAAAGATTGACGGGATCGCCTGTTTATATTTAAAATCGGGTTGGAGAAAGAAACCTAATTATACATTAAAGAAGTATAAAACAGATAAACAAACTTGGAAAAAGGTTGTGGAAGTCTCGGATTGGGTACATAATTATCCTGTTCCGTCCTTTCCGAAAGATTTACCAACGACCTTTAGCTTAATAGAAGAAGAAGAACAGGAAACTAAAAAGGAGTCTAAGTAATGGCTTATGACAACACTAACAAAGGTGCTTTATTTACTGCTAAAGAGCGTAAAACCGAGAAGCATCCTCACATGACAGGTAAGGTAAACATTAATGGTAAAGATTATAGTTTATCTGCCTGGTCAAACCAATCAAAGAAGGGTGATAAGTACCTTAGTTTGAAAGTAAGTGACTTCAAACCTCAAGGTCAAGAGAAGAAGGAAGATGACTTACCCTTCTAAAACCACTATGGTCTGCGATGGGCGAGCGAAAGTTCGCCCTATCCAGTTTGATGAACTCACCTCTGATGAGCAGATGTACTATTGCATTGGAAAGTCCGATGTTGATTGTACAGATTGTAAAGGGCAAGGTGGTTTCGTACATAGTGAAGTCGTGGATTGCGGATATTACACAGATACTGCGGAGTATTTTGAACCATGTGATTGCGTAGTCAATAACCCTGAATCTGTAATTAACTAACCACATACAATGCCAAACTTTAAGAAAGCACTAGAACTAGGAAAAAGAGTAGAAGAGATTGTCTTAAATAGGGTCAGAGAGTCTGATCCTTTTGCTCTTATTATTAAGGGTAAGTTTAAGCAATTTGATATATATAGTCCTTCAACAAACACCAGGATTGAGGTTAAGTCCGATATACAATCACAACATACACAGAATTTCCTAGTGGAAGTGTATATGTATGGTAAACCATCTGCTTTATTATCTACAGAAGCGGATATATGGTGTTTTTTTGATAACCTTAATTTAATATGGGTAAAGCCTACTCGCATTAAAGATTTAATTTTAGAAAAAGGATACACGCAGCGAGTGATCACAGGAAAAGGGGATACTAAATCAAAGCGGTGTTATCTTATCCCAACAAAAGAGATTTATTCAATATCTAATAAAGTGGAGTCTGTACATGAAAAAGAACGTATTAAAACGATATAATTATACTGATGAAGAGATGCTGAAGATGCGTGACGATTTTTTAAGAGAAGATAATACCTGGTATTTAGAGATGTATTTTAAAGGTGTTTTACCTGTAAAGAGGAAGAGAAAATGAAGATTACAACCAATGACTTATATCAAATAAAGCAAGGATTAGCTAGTAGATTATTAAAACTTAAAATAACGCAAGAAAGAAAATCTATTACAAAAATACAACATTTATTAGACCGACTAGATACTATGGAAAAGAATTTCTACGCCTCACAAACAAAGTCAGATGACTTGCAACCCGAATTGACCAATGATCTTAATAAGTAGGGATACAAGGGTAAAAGGTTCTTGGCAAATGAAACTACTTGTGTTGGCGCGTAAGTATGTGGGGTGTAGAATGTATTTAATGAATAAAAAAAAGGGGTAAGTATGATTATGTTTAGTATAGCAGAATGGGTAGCCAATATATTAGTGTTAGGAATGGGTATTTTCTTTTGGGTTAGTTCTTTAGCACTTATATTTGTCGTAATTAGTGTTCTTATCGAAAGGTTTACCTATGAGTAAATGGCAAATATATAGAGATAAGAAAGACTTGCCTATGATGTGCGGTGTATATGTGATGTATAAAAAAGATCAAGTTGTGTACGTTGGGGTTAGTAAAAATATACGGAAACGATTTAGTAAGTATAATGTAGATCAATGGGATTATATTAAGGTGAAACCCGCGACCTCTTTTGGGCGCGCAACTGATTTAGAAAGTAAGCTAATTAAAAAGATGCAACCTGAACTAAACTCGCGGCACAAACAAAGAGCGCAACTAAGTAACAGACATAGACTCTCTATTGATGCAAAGATATACTCAAAATTAAGAGTATTTTGCTTTGAGAAGAACCTGAAGATGAAAGATATGGTTGCGGATTTAATAACTCAATTCTTAAAGGCGGTGGAAGATAGTGGCAAGTAAATCAAAATCAAAAGGCAATACCTATGAACGTGAACTTGTGGACAGACTATCCAAAGAAGGATATGATGTAAAACGAGCGTGGGGTTCGGATGGTAGAAGCATGGGTTTAACAGAAGATGTGGATATTTTGGCGAATAAGGACGGAAAATCGCTTAAAATACAAGCAAAAAGAAGAAGAACTATCCCTAAATGGTTAGCATTTGGGAATTGTGATCTAGTAATGACACGAGAAGATCGAGGAGAAACCATTGTCTTGGTGAAGTTAGATGATTGGTTAAATAAATGAGACTACTTGATCTATTTAGTGGAATAGGTGGCTTTCATCTTGGACTTAAACAAGCTGGTTTTACATTTAATTGGGTTGGCTTTAGTGAAGTCGATAAGTATGCAAGTGCAGTTTATAAACATAAATTTAAAGATTCGGAGGAATTAGGTGACATTACAACTATTCAACCAGAACGAGATTTACCAGATTACATTGACATCCTTTGTGGAGGATTTCCGTGCCAAGCATTTAGCGTGGCTGGAAAACGAAAAGGTTTCGATGACACCAGAGGTACTCTTTTTTTTGAAATCGCAAGGATTCTCCGACATTACCGAGACATTGGAAAGCCAATCTCTTGTTTTCTACTCGAAAATGTTAAAGGCTTACTTTCTCACGACAATGGACGAACATTTGCTACAATCTACCGAGTTCTTAATAACCTTGGGTATACCATTGAGTTCCAATTACTTAATACTCGCTGGTGGCTACCCCAAAATAGAGAGCGGATATATATTGTCGGATATATTGGAGACGGAAGTGGATCAAAAGTATTTCCTTTCGGAGAACCAAGTAAAATCTCTAACAACAGGAATGCAAAAGTCGCAAGTACACTCCAACATCCAGGACACTCAGGTGGCAACTACAAAGAAATGACTATGATTACTGAAGCCACGAAGAAAGGTTACGCAGAAGCAGAGGTTGGTGATGCGATTAATTTAGAAAGACCTACAAGTAAAACAAGGCGTGGAAGAGTTACAAAAGGATATGCACAGAGTTTAGAAACAATACAACATCAACATACAATTCAACCAGTATTAACGCCAAATCGTACAAATATACGAAGACTAACACCAAAAGAATGTGAACGATTGCAAGGTTTTCCAGATTATTGGACAAGTAAAGGTATCATAGATGTCAAAGTAGTCGATATGAGCGATACACAAAGATATAAGCAATGCGGGAATGCAGTTACAGTAGATGTTGTACAGGCAGTAGGTGAGAAAATGTATACATTGCTATATAATCAGGATAAATAACAAATGGTGTATTTTACATTAGTCCTGGAAATAGAAGAGAATCTTTCTGCATCGGAGATTCTTGAGCAGTTGAGAGATGCAGCAACACGATGGGGTAAGTGTATAAACAAGACCCCGAAGACAAGAAAACCAGTAAAGAATAATAGGAATAATTACTACATGGAGGTAGGATATGAAAGTTGATACGTTTTTTAAGTTAAGTGAAATCTTTTTAGAAGAGTGTAAAGAGATTCAATTGGAAAAAGGTAAGGAATACACGATAGATGATGGGTCAAATACAGCGGATAAGTTCAGAAACTTCCGTTCTATTGGAGAGAGATTGAATTTAGACCCTAAACTTGTTCTGTTAACCTATATGTTAAAGCATATGGATTCTATTCGTACCTATGTTTTATATGGAAATGAAGGATCAGAGGGAATTAAATCCAGGTGTCAGGACTTGGTGAACTATTCTATTATGTTATGGGCAATGGATCACGAAGAAAAAACATTTGCAGAGTTAATTGACGATGCCTGATTTTCAATGGTTTTATGAATATGAAGTACGAGTAGAGAAGATAAAATACAATGGGACTCAAGGGAAAGGAAGTTGTCCTTTGGGTACGCACGATGATTCTAAACCTTCCTTTTCTTTCTCTATTGAAAATGGACAATGTAAATGCTTTTCATGTGGTTACAAGGGAAACGCATATCTATTAGCAAAACAACTGAATATGCGCAACCCCGAAAAGATGATTAATGGCGAGGTAACCAAAACTAAAGCACCTAAACCGCCTACACCACCAAAGAAACCTAAAATAGAAGGGAACATTGAAGAGGTGGCTCAAGCTTATATAGATAATGTGCCGAAAGAACACATTAAATCTCTACCAAAACTAAAAGAGATGAAGGTAGGCTATACAGAGGATGGATTAAAGGTATTCAACTACCTGGACAAAGACGGGAATACTACAGGGATAAAGATACACAAGTCTTATTGGAGTCATGGAGATAAGTCTTGCCAAATATATGGTCTTAATCTTTTAGGTAAGTATAAACGGGATGAACCCCTTATTATATGTGAGGGGGAAACCGATATGCTTGTATGTCCTAATAATAGTATTTCCTTTAGTGCAGGAGCGGGATCTATCCCTGATAATATATCAGACATCCTAGAGTTTAAGCAAATATACATTGCATATGATAATGACTCGCCAGGAAGAGAAGGTGCAGAACGCCTGGCGCAACGGATTAAGACCGAGAGTCGGGGTATCAGAGTGTATATCTGTCAATGGAGTGAATACCTACCTGAAGGATATGATATACGGGATGAGTTTACCAAGTTCAAAGAGGATTCATCCTATAAGTATAAAGAACTAAAGGCTTCTATCACTAATGCGGTAGAATTTAAACTAGCGGCACGGGGGTACAATGTTATAGATACCTCGGAACTCACCAATACATATAACAAGCCACCTGATCCTATTATTCAATACCTCTTGTATGAGGGTGGTGTATCCCTAGTCGCTGGAACAGATGGAGTCGGGAAGACTTGGTTTGTGCTACAAATGGCGTATGCTATTGCATCAGGTAAAGAGTTTTTAGGCTTTCCTGTAATGCAAAAAGAGGTATTATTAATACAATTTGAGTTATCCCCTGAACAACTATCCAACAGAGTGAAGGCAATGCAAGTGAACTTCCCTATGGGAACAAATGTGCGCATGGCTTTATTCAATGATGATGATATGATGTTTACGGATCAATGGCAAAAGATCAAGGATACTATCGAAGATATGGCACTACGAGATGGAGTGGTAATCGTGGACAATATATATACGAGTACTAACCAAGACCTATCCGATAATAATGCCTTGCAACAAATCCTGTCGATGATCCAACACATTAAGAGTACGACAGGCAACTCTATTGTCCTGGTGGGGCATCACAATAAGAGCAACAACCATGATGAAGAGCCAATACTTACAAAAGGCTTAATACACGGGGGAAAACATTTAACCAACTATGTACACAATGTAATACAGATCGGGGAGTCTACCCTGGCTACAGACCTTAGAAGAGGTAAGATAACAAAAGTAAGGGATGAGCATTGTGAATTAAATGGTGAACCCTTTAAATTAAATTGGAATCGGGAAGAAGTCTTATTTGAACGGGGGGCAGTAATCGTAAATGAGAAACTACATTGTGTGGAAGCCTCCGATAAATGGGAGATTGAAATCATAAAAGAGTTTTACGTTTATAGTAAGAAAGAGAAGTTTAATCGCAAAGAGATGTGGGGGTTTTTAGAAGCTTCCAAAGGTTGGATGCCTACCACTTACAATATAAATAATAAGCTTACCCGCTATTTAAAAACAATGGTAAAGTGGGGTTATATTATGAAAGAATCTCACGGATTATACTCATTTAACCATGAAGAAATGGACTAAAACCTATATGGTTATTTTATGGTTATTTGGTTATTTGGGGTGTTTTACTGATTTGGTTTCTCGAGGAATATAACCATATAACCACTATATAATGAACGGGGTTATTTGTTAACTAAAAAAAAGGATTAGATATGATATTTAGTGGATTAAAATTATGTGATAATTGTGGAGTTTATGAATTTAGAAGGATCATAAAATATAAGCAAAATAGAAATGTTCACATGGATATTTGGTATTGGTCTAGCTTACCAAAGTATGGATTAAAAAAGAAACCTTGCCCAAGTTGTAAACCCGAGCAAGATTATTTTAAGGTGTCTAGATATTATGGTTAACTATGTATGTTCTAAACATTTGGGGCAGAGATCATAATCCTCATGCATCTCCTTACCGCAACATTCAGAAGTTTTGATTTCTTCATCTTCAACAATAGAACACATAACACTAACTTTGGTTATTCTGCTGATCCTATTTTCAAACTCATTTGCCATTTCCTCAATATCATATACCCTTTCATTTGTTTCATCATCTGTATAATACATGATTGGAACTTCTATTTTATTGTTATTTTCATAGGAATCTCTTTTAATTAATCTAGTTTCTTCAGCTTCTACAAGACCACATAAGCTAGCAAAATTACTCATACTTGGTTTTTCACAAACAACAATCAATTTGTATTTAATTTTTCTTAATTGAAATAGCTCTTCGGATTCCCAACTATATCTTTTCATTATTTTATCGTGATTTGATGTGCTTTTCATTTTATTCTCCTATTTTCTACTTTTATTATATGTGCGGTTAACGAATCCCAATCTCGATCTGTCCAGGATGCTTGATATTTCTTTTTGTACTCAGCTGCTGAAGTCATATTCTTGAATGAACCATATGCCCAAGGGTCTGTTGAATCTGAATAAATCATTACTATATACATATTAACCCCATTGATCTACGATCGCATTTGCTATACCTTTAAACGTTTTACTTCTTAACTTCTGTCTTTCTGCTTTGGTCTTGGCTTTGCTTAATGCATCTGCATACCATTTAGGGTGAGACTTACCACTTTTATACGTTACTTTTTCACCTTTACCCACTACATTGGTATGGGTCAACAATGGTAAACCTTTTAACCATAAACAAGTAGTCTTGGTTGCTTCATCTCCAAAATGATAAGGTTGTATGATTTGATCAGGTTTTCTAATTTGACTTGATATAACGGATACGGGATTCTCTACCGCTATCTTATCAATAGGTGCATCCATTAATTTCTGTACAAATTCTAATGCATCTAATTGGTTATTCCATCTTTCTTCATTCCGTGAACCATCTTTATTATACATCCATCTAGCACCGCTTACCGCTAAGTATGTACAAGGCGGGTGCGCTATCATTAAATCATATTTACCGCTATATGCTTCCTTTAATGCATCTCCTTTTATATGCCATTCGGGATGTCCTCCGCTTTCTGCTTGAAGGTCACAACTATATGCCTCGTGACCTTTTTTTCTGAATGCTTTGGTTATGGTTTGGCTTTCCTCACAAGCTATTAATATTTTCACTATTTCACCTCCTTTGCATCATAATCTAAATATAGGTCATAATGCTTACCTCGTTTTTTAATCTCCCAATCTTTGATGTCCATTAATAGTAAACCTTTATGTATGTTTAAGGTTAACCATCGTAAAAACTCAATTAGGTTTTTCATTGTTTTATGCGATGTGTAATACTTCATCTTAATTAACGCAAATATGCGTGGGTTTTTTGGTTTCGGTATCATAATACCCGTCTTTACCTTTTTTCATCGGTGTAGGGTCAAATTTAACGTCCTCAACCCTATTGCATTCATCATCACTAGCATAAACTATGTCTAGGTTTCCGTATTTCTTCTTATACCCTTGTAAGTTCTTAATTATTCTATCCAACTTCATTTTACTTGCCCCCGTTTAACTTGTTTAATTGCTTATTTAAAAGAATTGCGGTCTCTCTCCACTTATCGCAATTTATACGTTCTAGATTTAAATCTCTTTGCGCTTTCATTATGTAAAAAATAAAGCCTATGATTAATGTTGCTATTGTATTATCCATTATTTTGTTGCTCCTTGTTTAGTATCTCGTTTATAGATCTCTTATCAAATGGTAGAACATGATTAATATAAAATATTTCACCATCTTTATTATTTAAAGTTTTAACCGCTTTTTTTATTTCTTTTAATGTGGCTCTTTTTATTGCTTTCATTTTTCTTTATTCCTTGAATCTAATTTTAAAAAGGGAGGGCGGTAACTTTGCGGAGTTCTTTTAATCCACCCTCCCACGGAGCAATATTAAGCTTGATTTAAATGCTTTTCCGCTTCTGTTAAAAATTTATTAATTAGTCTTTCTAGCCTTTGGTTTTTCCTCGTTATTTTATTATTATAGACTATTGAGTCTCTTGCAATTTTCTCATATTTTTTGATTAAATCATATGGAAGCCTTTTCCCTATTGGACTATAGCCCGTTGATATAATATAACTCATGCCATCGTTTTCTAGTTCGTAGTAATCACAAGCCCAACCATTTTGACCGCTTGAGTATGCGAACGGGTTTTTGAATCTTAATAAAAATTGCAAATCACAATAACCTACGCTCATCAAATTTTGATATGTGTTTTCTTTTATTGCTTTTTTTGTTGCTTTTAGTTTCATTATTTTACTCCGTTTGTTTTTTAAATGTTTAATTAAGGGCGGTTAATAGCTGAATTGCTACAAACCGCCCGAACTTTTCCCTATATAAAAGAGTCTACTCTTCTCTTCCTTCATCCATAGTTTTATATAATTCATCTGTCAAATACTTAGCTATGGTTTTGTAACTACCATCTAATATTCTATCATACTTATATATAAGAGAAAATTTAATTTCTATTTCGCCCTGATTAGATATTGTTAGTATCGGTTTGACTTTTTCATGCTTACCGCAAAACCCATTTAACCTTGCAAGGCACGCAATAATAAATTGCTCTTGTTCTTTATTTTCTAATTTAAAATAATTCAAATTCATGATTACTCCGTGTTTGTTGTTAGCTAAGCTTACTAATTATAATTGCTCATTCCTAGTAATAAATAGTAATAACTATAAATAAATAGTATAATGAGACGGGCGCACTTCCTGGAAATTAACTATAAGTGCAATAAATACAACTACTTAGGAAGTTAAAGTGATATGAAATCGGCGGGCGATTATATTATAAGGTGTCAAATGTGCGGGCAAATTACACGGGTCAACCACCCCCCCCATGCACGCGCGCGCAGATCGGTAGGGTATGTATTATACTCTCCAGATATTTTTCCTAACCTAGAAAGTTTTTTTTTATACTTGCTATTGATGGAACTATAACTGTATGTTTTCGTTATAGTTATATGCCGAAGAAAACTAAAACCCAAGTAATTAAGCAGGCTACGAAAAAAGTACAGGATAATCCCTATTTAAAGAACTTTCTGAAAGAATATGAGGAAGAAACTGGCTTAAAAACTAGGTTTACAGCAAAGAAAGATAAGTTTTTATCTTATTTGGTCGCGCACAATGGATTTATTTCCCATGCAGCAAAAGAAATGGGTTTCTTTCCAGCTTCAGTACGATTCGCAATGAAAGGTGACCCTGCGTTTGCGCAAGCGGTTCAATCTATAAGAGAAGGATTTGTAGCTGAACGATTGGATGGACTCGAAAAAACTTCTTTTGAGCAAGCAGCCAAGCCAGGTAATATTACAGAACGTATCTTTCAATTAAAGGCGCATGATCCCGCCAAGTATCGTGATCGGGTCAACCAACAAAATACACAAGTGAATGTAGTAGTATCAGGCACATCGCCAAAGGATAGAGCAAGCGTATTAAAGAAGATGAAGTTGAGCTAACTCGCGAAGAGCGAGAATCAATAAAAGATAACATCTTTATGACTCCTAGAGACATATATTGTATGTTTTTACGAACTTCTTTCGGTTTATCACCAAAAACCGCAGAAGAGGCGACTAATTTTGCATTAGATTTGTTTGAATTAGATCAAAATGGTAAACTTCCATTAGATTGGGAATTATTTTATAGGTCACAAGCATAATGGATGTAAATATATCCTATAGAGACGGGGAAGGAAATATAACTGCCCCATTAGATCATCAAGAAGAATTTCATTTGTTTACTGGTTGGAGTAAGCATCAAGTATTGGCAGGCTCATTAGGTACGGGTAAAACTGAAGCTATGTGTATGGAGGCAATTCACCAAAGTGCTGCATTTCAAGGCAATTTAGGATTAATGGGTAGAAAAGTATTGGATTCGTTTAAGAAATCTACTTTAATACAGTTGCTCGATCTTGGTCAGGGATTTATTCAGAAACATCGCGCCCAAGATAGAGAAATTATCTTTAAAAACCGCTCTAAAATAGTTTATATGGCATTAGATGACTCCCGTGACTCTATTCAGCGTATAAAATCTATGAATTTGGGTTGGTTTGCGTTTGATCAGATTGAAGAAATGACCGAAGCTACATTTATTGCTGCCGCGGGACAAATGCGTAGAAAAAACGCCATGAGATGTAGTTTTCATACCTCAAATCCAGCGGGTCACGATTGGGTATGGAAGAGATGGAAGAAGGATAAGGAAAAACAGAACAAGAAAAAAGGTGATTATCGTTTAATTGAGACGATGACATGGCAACCAGATGCACCGCCTCCTGAAACAGACGAAGAAGTAAAATTATATTCCGACAATCCTCATTTACCCGCAGATTATATTAAACATCTACTTTCAATGCCAGACCAATGGGTCAACAGATACGTTTATTGTAGTTGGGACGATTTTGCAGGACTTGTATATCCCGAATTTAAAGAAGAAACGCACTCTGTAAAGCCATTTGCTATTCCAAAGTGGTGGAATCACTATGTAGTGTATGATTATGGGTATCGTAATCCTACTTCTATTTTATTTGCCGCCGCAGATGACGAAGGAACGATCTATGTATATGATTTAATTTATGTTAGCGAGCATACGATAGAAATGATTGTGCCAAAAGTAGAGCGTAGATTAAAACAAGGAATTAATTATACATTCTTGGCTGATCCATCTATTGTTAGAACAGAAAGAGATGGAAATAGTGTCGCAGACGAGTGGTATGAGTATGGAATTGAGTGGGAAAAAGCAAAGAATGATAAGCGTGCAGGATTTGAACGTGTATCTGCATATTTGAAGCTGGATGAGAACAATAAGTCTAAGTTATTGTTTTTTAAGACATTAAATATGAAACCTTTGGTAGAAGAGATCGTTGACTATAAGTGGAAGGAGCTTAAACATGGTTTTGAAAGTCGTAATTTACCAGAAGAACCTGTGAAGAAAAATGACCACGCAATGGATTGTCTTAGATATTTAGTTCACTACGTTGAAGATAGTGATTCGCCTACAGAGCAAAGCGATGACTATGGTTTATGGGGTATTTTCGGGAAATCTAAAAAAAATAGTTGGATGAGTGCATGAATATAAAAGAATTACATGAAGTTTTTGACGCTATGGTTATTAATGATTCAGAGTGGTATAGTGCTGCAGAAGAATCAATGCGATTTTATACAGGTGGGTTTGGTACAGGGCAATGGGAGACAGAAGATTTACAGACATTGCAAGCAGAAGGAAGACCCCCACTACAGCTTAATATTATTTTACCCAAAGTAAATTTAGTTACAGGCGTAGAGCGACAAGGGCGTTCTTCTTGGAAAGCAAGACCCGTAGAATCAGATGATGAGAATGAAGCAATGCTTTCTACCTCTCTTTTATACCATTTAGATCGTAACAGAAAGTTACAAAGCTTGTTCAGCAGGGTATTTAAGGATGGAGTTATTACAGGGCGCGGTTGGATTGATGTTTGTGTAGAGCCAGGTAAGTTTTATGATGGGGAAATAAGCATTAAACGTGAATCATGGGCAAATGTGCATATTGATCCAGAGGCAAGGACTCAAGATACAAACGAATGGAATTATCTAGCAAGAAGCAAGTACCTTACCTTGAACCAAATGCAAAAGATGTTTCCAGATACCGCTAAAGATATTAGTTCCGTAGAGGATTATTTATCTATGCCTCAAGGTATTAGCCAGGAAATGGGTTCTTATTATAGAAATGCAGAGCCAATTAGCTCCGCGCATCATTTAGATGAGGTAGAGCAAAAAATTCGTGTAATTGAAATGTGGAATAGGGAGTATGAGCGTGAACATTACATTATTAATAAAGCTACTGGGCGTATATCACAAAATGGTTTTAAGAATAAAAACGCTGCTGGGGAACAAATTAGAGACTTACAAGCTATGGAAGATGCAGCGCAGGCTAAAGTAAAAACAGAGTTTGGTGTTATTAGTCGAGTAGTCCCAAAGACATATTTAACTATTACTGCTGGGGCGCATACACTTCAAGAAAAGAAAGCCAATCCATATATGCATAATCAATTTCCTATCGTACCTTATTTCTATCATTTTGAAGATATGGGTGATTATGTAGAGACATTTGGGCTTGTAGAGAATATGAAAGACCCACAAAGGGAAAAAGATAAACGTAGATCGCAGATGTTAGACATTATTAATCGTTCTCCTAGAGGTGGAGGAATCTTCGCAGGGAATAAAGTATCGCAAGAAGAAATGAATGAAGCATCTACTACAGGACGTTGGATTGGTATACCTGGATTCAAAGGTCGTGTAAGCGACTTTATGCAACAATGGTCAAACTCACATTTATCGTTGGTCAGTAGCATTGCAGCTATGGAGCAGAAGGCAGAGATGGATGCGAAAGAGATTAGTGGTGCTACTGATCCTATGATGGGTATTGCTACTTCTACAAAAGAAAGTGGTATTGCAGCTCAAACAAGAATTAGACAAGGGATGATGACCTTACAAGAGCAAATGGAGAACTTGGACTTTACCAAGTCAACTGTATTAATGCAGGCGATTAAAAATATGCAACAGTTTTATACCGCAGATAAAATTAAAAGAATCATTGGTGCTGAAACAGAGAAAGCAGAATCCCCTGAAGAAGCACAAGTAATAGAAGAAACCATTAATCGTTTTTTAACTAACTTTGAAAAGTTTGAATTTGATATTGTATTAGACAAAGGTGAAAATTCAGCTACTATGCGTGCAGCGAAAGCACAGCAAGTAGGAGAGTTAGTACGAAATGGATTCGCAAGTTTATTCCCTCTCTATGTAGAGCTTTCTGATATGGAAGCGGGTAGGGATATACTAGAAAAATTTGAAGAGGAACGATCCGCACAAATGCAAGCGCAGCAAAGGCAAATGCCGAATAATACGGGTAAATCGTAACTCATAATAACAACCCCCTAACAAAAGGACAAGGTACAATGGAAGAACAAACGAACTACATAGACGAAGCCAAGGAAATTGCAGGCACAGCAAGTGACGAAGTTTCCCCTGAATCAAATGTAAGTGAGCAGAAAGCAGAGACACCTGCGGTAGAACCACAATCATTCAAAGTCGGAGAGAAGGAATTTACTTCGGTGGATGAATTGGTTGAGTATGCTTCTACAACAGACAAGTCGTATAGAAATCTTCGGGAACTCAATGGAAGACAAACCAATGAACTTGGTGAGTTGAGAAAATCCCTTGATGAGATTAAGATGAACGTAGCTCCAAAAGAGCCAGAAGTAGAACTACCAGAGTATGATCCCTATGACATTAATTCGGTCTTACCACATATCTCAAAACAAATAGAAAGTAAATTCGCAGAAGAGCGAAAAGTACAAGAAAGGGAGATAGCTGCAAGAAAAACGAAAAATGCTCAACAGGAAATGATTGATAGTTTTATTAAAAAACATCCTAATCTAAATAACGAAGAACTAACCGCAGTTGCAAAGTTTGGAGATGAGCGCGGTATTGCACTAATTGATGATGCGTACACGTTAATGACAATTAATAAAGAAAAGAGTAAAGCTAAAACCGAAGGAGTTAAACAAGTAACAGATAAACTCACTCAAGCCGATCAAGTGCCAACAACACTTTCAAGTGCTACGGGTGGGAATAAAACTGCTATTGATTTTGACTCTATTTCTCAAAGTGATTGGAATAAATTATCACCAGAAGTGCGGATGCAAGCTTTGCTTGAAACACAATAATAAACTAGGAGTAGTAAAATGAGTTGGGATACAGGTTTAAATGTCTCAAGATGGGCAAAACAACTTGCTTACGAAGTAGGTAAGGAGATTTATTTCTCAAAGTTCATGGGAGACACATTCGAGTCCATGATTGTATCAAAGTCAATGCCTGAAGGTAAAGGTAAAGATATGACTTTTGGTATGGTTGGATACACAGGAACAGCAGTAACTGGCGATAGTGCATTAGAAAGTAACGAACAGAATCTTACTTCTAATGAAGTCGTAGTTACTACAGATCAAAGACGATTTGGTGTAATTAATGCTGGTAATTTTGACGATAGTAAGGTTCTGTACAACTTTCGTACAGAAGCACTTGCGCAGTTAAAAAGACAATATGCTGAAGACCATGATGCGCAAATCTTTAGCGCAGTTACCAAAACATCAGGTGCTGGTGCATATTTAAGAGCTGATTCAGCAACCGCTGGTTCTGTATATGCAGCTAGTGACCCAAAGGCTGCTGTAGCTGCTACAGACTTAGCAACAGTTGCAGATATATCTAAGTTAAAAAAGATGGCAATGCTAGGTACAACTAAAAGTTACAAAATGAAACCTATCAGAATTGATGGTAAGGATCATTACGTTCTTTTAATTCACCCTGAAGTTGCATTTGATTTAGCACAAACAGATGAATGGCAAAATGCACAAAGAAATGCTAATGTTAGAGGATCAGATAATCCAATCTTTTCTGGAGCATTAGGTATGTATGATGGAGTTATTGTCCATGAGCATGAAGGAATTACTACTGCTGCAGATGGTGGTGGAGCTTCTGTTGCTTATGCTCGTAACCTATTTTTAGGTGCAGGTGCTGCTTGTCACGCTAAAGTGGATGACATGACTTGGGTTGAAAAAACCTTTGATTATGGCAATAAGCTTGGTGTAGCTGCAGGTCAAATCTATGGTGTAGGTCTAAGTACGTTTGACAGTAAGGATTATGCTGTTATTCAGTACCTAACAGCAAGAACTGATCTCTAATCAGTAACTAACTAAGGGGCGGGTTTCGGCTCGCCCCGCTTTAGGACATTATGACTTTAACAGAAATAAGAACAGAAATTAGAAATATTACAGGGGTAGATGATACCTCTGTTGTTGCAGATTCAGTATTAACTGATTTAATTAATAAAGGTCAAAACCTATTAGCAGATGAAGCTAATCTTTTTTATGGATATGCTACTACGGACACATCCACTTTAAATGGAGTTGTACGATTAACTTATGCATTATTTAACGGGAATGGTGTTACCGATTTAGATTTATGGGAAGTATATGAAAATAGTGGCGCACCTGGAGGAGGTTCAGCAATTCCTAACTTAATTCGTATTTATAGAGCGGATTTAGATGACGAGAAAATGACTCGTATTGGTATGGATCAGATACATAACATCTCTAGCGATAATGCATCTTTAAATATGCCTAGCGCATATGGATACTATATTGATGATATTAATATTGGTATTTTCCCTAGACCTTCTTCGGGGAAAAAAATTAAATTATATTATTATCACTTGCCTACAGCATTGTCTAGTAGTAGTGATGTTCCTATGCTAGATGCGCGATACCATGAATGTTTAGTATACTATGGATCATGGAAGGTCGCAGAAAGATTAAGAGATATAAATTTAATTCCTTATTTTAAAAATGAATGGAATGAATGGAAGGAGAAAATAGTTTTAGATCGTCAGCGTAGAGCAGGTGAGCCAAAATTTAATATCAATTACAAGGACTTTTAATGCCTCGTTTGCAAATAAGAAATTTTTCAGGTGGGTTAGTAACCAATCAATCTGATTTTGATATATCTGAAAATCAATATACTGCATTTACAAAAGTTCTTAACAAAAAGCCTGGAAGATTAGAGCGACCAAAAGGTGAGCAAATTGTAAGTTCTTCAAGTGCAGCTACAGATGTACAAACAGAATTAGTAGTATATAGAACGGAAAAAGATGCAAGTGATGCAGATACATCTACTACATGGTGGGTATATGGTAATGGTACAGTTCTCAAAAGACAAGATACTTCTACAGGAACAGGTGGATCATTTAGTAATATTACTACAAGTTGGTCTTCTTCTCCTATTTATGATTTTTTAGTACATAATCAAGTATTGCGTATTTCAGATGGTAGTTTTTCTAATAAAACTAAATGGTTTGGACATATTAAAAGAAATGTGTTAGGAAAAACAGATGAATCTTCTTATATAACTGGCTATGCATTTAAGAAACCGCCTATGCAAGCATTGGTAAATGATTGGAAAATAGAAGATGCTACCTTAACTCCTCCTACTGTTGTTAGAACTAGTTATGGATGGGATCAATCCAACGATATTAACGCTGCTAATGAAGTAGGGTTATATGTGACTTTTCCTGATGGTGTAAGTAATCAAGATGAAATTTTAATTCCTGATTTAACAGATGTTACATTTAAAACACATGATCGATATACTGTTACTTTTCTTTATGACTATGTTCAAGAGTCTGCGTTAGCAAGAGATAGCAATGGAAACATTGGAATTGAATCAAGAAAGTCAGTAGGATCAGGTAAAATATGTCCTGGTATACAAGTAGTATTAAATACAGGGTCTTCTCTAGCACAGTTAAATTCAAGAATTACTGGAATTAATATTTATTGGAATCCTGAAGAAGATGTAGATTGGTATCTTGTAGATACAATAGATATAGATAATGGGTTTAAAGATAGTCAGTTAGCTGAATTATCTAATGCGGATACAACTGCAAATAATCCAAATAATGGTAGATGGATACCTTGCCCAGAGCCATATGGTGGAACGAGTGATGACTATATGGCAATTACAAGTGAAAGCACAAGTCAAAATGAACTTGCTATTATTCAATTTAGTTCTATGCCTTCTAACTTTGCAGTAAATAAATTAATTTTTTTATATCCATCAAATAGCCTTGATACACAAGCAGAGATTAGAGGTATTATAACAGATACTTGTGTAAGAATTGGAAATATTAAAACAATTACCAACCCATCAAGTGGGGTACATTTAATTACAACAGGGGATGCAAATGCAATCCCTTGTGTTAATACAAGAAATGAAACAGGCTCTGATGCGTTTAGTGTTAGTAGTGCAAGAGCGTATGTCGCAAGCACCTCCACCACAAAAGTAGCTACTTGGTGGATTCCTTATGATGGATTAAAATTAGCAACATATAATTCGTTAACAGGAAGAGCATCTAGTACCACTTTAAATGAAATTAAATGGAATACTTCCACTATACTAAATAACAAAGCATACTATGCTAACATTGATACTACAGATGAAAACGGGCAAACCGCTCGTGAAAGAAATCAGATTTATTATACTGATCCTTATAAGTTAGATGAGATTATGCCTACACGTTATTTTGATGTAGGGAGAAATGACGGAGATGAGATTGTTAAGATTATCGCATATCGGAACAAGATTTTTGTATTTAAAACAAGAAACACCTATGTGTTAAATGAAAAACATCAGATAGAAAGAGTTTTTACTGGAGTAGGTGCAGTACATAAAAATGCAGTTTGTGAGACTCCAATGGGATTAGTTTGTGCTAATAAACAATCTATTCATGTAGTGAATAATACTTCAGTACGCGAGTTAACCTTCAATATAAAAGATACTTATCAGGCATTAACATTGGACAGACCCGCTTTAGGATACGATGGGATTGATAATGAGTTAATCTTTCTACCTGATAATGATGCGCCAACTACTTATATAATGAATATGGATAATGGAAGTTGGATTGAAAGAGAATTAGCAGCTTCTGCTAATAGAAGTAATTTAATTATTAACGAAAGCTTACGATCTCAATATACACATTACTTTGCAGGGGAATCTTCCAATTTTGTGCGAGTTCAAGAAATAAATACTGGCTCTCTCTATAACTCTACCGCAACTGTAAGAACAAAAAGATTTGATTTTAATTCTCCTGATACTCAAAAGAGGCTCTCTAAGGTTACTATTGTCTACAAAGCTTCTTCAGCGTTAACTGTAAAAGTATATGCAGACACAAATTTTCTTTCAGGTAGTTCTGCGGATGCAACATTAACCTTTGGAACTCAAACTTATTTGAAATCTGTTTCTAAATCATTTTCCGTAGTAGGGAAAACAGCAACAATAGAATTTTCTTGCGCTGCAAGTAACCTTGAAATAGACTCAATAGACATTGATTATGCCCTACTAGGAAGTAATCCATGATAGAAGAAATCAACGAAGATGTATTATTTACGGAACTTGATAAAAAACAAGATGTTATGTTAAATACAAAGCAAGGTTTTTTTACAGATGCAGAAGGAAGTACAGGAGATATGGGTTTATGTCAACAAAATGGCAAAGTCTATATATCTATAAAATTAAATGATCATTGGTATTTTTCAGAATTAAAACAATCACAGAACTTATAGGGGTCTCACATGAGATATTCAATTAGAAAAGAAAAAAATAGATTTGGCAATACTGTTAAGGTTCGTATTATTGATAGCGAAACAGGGCAGACAGTCTCTACATTTAATGTAGATAGTTACAGCGGATCAAGAAAAGAAAAAGTAGGAGATATGAATAGCGCAGCGGAAGCTGAACTAGCTAGACTAAATGAATCTGTTGTTACAAAAGAAGAAGAAAGACAAGCTGGTTTAGAAGAAGATGTAGAAAAGTTTGAAGAAAGAATTACCGAAGCTGGAAGGATTCGTGAAGACCTTGCAGAAAACATTCAAGCAAGACAACAAGGACAACTCCTAAGTCAACTACAACGCTCTATTTTGGGTACTGGTGGCGATATTTCTCAAGTGTCGGCACTAACTCCGCAAGTTCAAGAAGCAGGGCAAAGAAGCCTACAAGATTACATAGCGCAAAGTCAAGCAAAAACACAACAAGATTTAGCACAATTTGTACCTACAGAAATAGGAGCAGAAGCTAATCTTGCTGGATTAGAAGATGCAATGAGAAGATTTACAATGGGTCAAGAAACTCAAAGAGCGCAGATACAAGCGGGATTAGATGCACAACCAGAATGGTGGGAATCTCTTGTTTCTAATGTAGTTACTGGCTCTCAAGAAGCTGGAGGTCAGTTAATAGGTTATGCTGCTTCAGATATAAATGTAAAAGAAAATATATCTCAAGTAGGTATGTTAGATAATGGCTTACCTGTGTATCTTTTTAATTACAAAGGAGATAATACTCCTCAAATTGGCTTAATGGCGCAAGATGTGGAAAAGGTAAATAAAGATGCGGTGAAAGAAATAGATGGCATAAAACACGTTTACTATACAAAGGCGGTAAAATAATGGCATTTAAGTTTAAAGTAAAGAAAAGACCAAATCTAGCACAAGCGGTAGCAGGAGCATTTACACAAGGTGCGGTTCAAGGTGGTCAAGCTGCGTTACAGAAAATGATCAAAGATAGAGAGGACTTAAAACAACAATCTACGAAAGAGTTGAATACATTTAATAATTTAGCTGCTGGATTAGTTCAAACCCCAAAGAATAGACAGGCAATAGTCAATGGAAGACTTGCTGTAATGAAAGGTTCACCAGCTTTAGAAACATTTGAAGCATTAGGTATAAGTGACCTTGACTATCAAACGGAAAAAGAAAAAGAATCTCTTATTACTAAGGAATCTGAAGCTATTGCTAAAAAATCTGAAGCTCTTGTGCCTTTAGTAGATACAGCCGAAAGAGAAGCTATGGAATCTATTGGTATGCTACAACCTAAACCTACTGAAAAAGAAGTAGAAGTAAGAGAGAAAGAATCGGATATAAGGCTAGGTTTAACTTCAAAAGATGCTCAAAAAAATGCATATAATAAAGTAACAAAAGAAAGAGTGTTTGCAACAAATGTTGAAATAGCAAACAATCCTGATTTAGTACCAATAAGCGCAGCTCCTAAAGAAGTAACTAAAAAACAACCCACAGCTGCATCACTTCAAAAATCTATTAAAAACCTACAAGATCAACTAAATCCAATCAGAAGAAGTATTAGTGGTTTTCCTCCTTTATCTCAAGAAGAAAAATTACAAAAGCAAAAAGTGCTAGATAAATTAATAAAAAGAAGTACAGAAATGAGTTTAGGAAATGAAACTATGCCAACTACTATAAAAGAAAAGATAGAATTTTAATGCCACAAGAATCTCTTAAAAAATTATATGATGGAGTATCTACTAAATATGATATTGGTGATTTCAATACATTTTCTAGTAAGATGCAAAACCCTGATTCAAGAAAAAGATTTTATGATCAAGTATCACAAAATTTTGACATAGGTAACTATGATACATTTGAAGCAAAAGTATCAACTACTGCACCAGAAATAAATCCTAATGAAGTATTTGTATCTCCTAAATATACATTTTCTGCATTACCTGAAAAACCTAAAGCTAAAGTATTCCCTGGTGCATCTGTAAGACCTTTACCATTTTTTAATGAAAATCCTGAAGCTTTATTAGTGCAACCTGGTGGTAAAAAAATGCTTCAAGACTATGGATACATCATTACAGAACCCGAAAAGAAATTATCCGCAGAAGAAATTGCTTCAGCTCAAAATGAATTATTTTTTAAACGAGAAGTCGCTAAAGAAAAACAAAAAGGATTAAGTGAAGCTGATGCATATGATAAAGTAGTTACTAGTGTAGGCGGAACTCCACCTAATTTTATGAATTTAGCAATGGAGCAATCTATTACTGGCTCTGTGTTTAGGATGGTAGGCTTAAAGCAACAAGTTAATTTAGATAATTATCCATTTAGTAAGAAAGAAGAGCTAGCTTCTGGGGTATTCGCAATGTTGATGCCTGCTGATGCAGCTTTATTTTCTTTTGGTGGAAAGGCTGCTAACTTAAAACAAGTTGGTAAATATGCAGATAAAGCAGCAAATATTATATCTACAAAAGGTAATATACCAATTAATGAAGCTAGAGTATTAGCTAAAACTGCATTAGAAAAAATTACAGGAGGAGCAGGAGGCTTTGCAGCTTTTGATGCGGGGAAAAATATTACGAGTCAGTTAGAGGAGACAGGCACAGTTGATCCTATAGAAGCAGTTATCACTACAATGAAAGGAGCAATTTTAGGTGGTTCAGTTGGGGCATTAGGAATGGCTGGGTCAACGAAAGGGAAAGTGGGTGAGTTTGTAGGTGAGGTTTTTGGTCTTGGTACTGTAGCTCCTATTCTTGAAGGTGAAGAGTTTGATTTTACAACTGAAGAAGGTTTGAAAAAAATAGGTGAACGTTATTTTGATGCAGCAGCTACTATAGTTGGATTAAAATTCTTAAATCAATATAAAAAATATCAAAGAGATGCTATTGTTGGTGATGTAGCAGGCGTTATTGAAGCAGAAGTAAAAAGAACAGGTCAACCTATAGATGTAGTCGCAAACAAAATTGGAACAGAAATTAAAACATCTTTAGAACTAGCTTTAGAAGGTAAAATTCCAGAAAAAACGCGTCAATCACGAGCGATTAAATATCAAACAACTCCTATTACTAATGGTCAAAAAGCCACAGGAGTTAAACTACAGGAATCTTCTAAGCAACCTTCCGATATTCTATCAATAAAACCAGAAAGAGTCCAATTAAATGAAGATATAAATCGTTTATCTAAAAACATGGATACATTAGAGAAATCTAGAACTGAACAAAAAGTTTTAGATGAATTGCAAAGAGAAATAGATGCTAAAGTAGAAAGATTCAACGAACTTCAAGTTGAGCAGATAGAAACGGAAAGTGTGAGTCGGGAAATTGATCCTAGAACTCCTACAGAATTAGAAGCAGAAATGTCAAATAGGCGTAAAGTATTTCAAGAAAAAATTAATGAAATTGAATCTCAACTAGATCAAAGAGATAAAACAGAAATTAAAGAATATAATGAATGGCTCAAGAAAAGAGATATTTTAAATCGAGAAATTGAGTATGATCCATATCAAGATGTTCCATTAAGTCCTCCAGAACTAGGAAAAGAACGAGTTGCTTTTATTGATGCTGAACTATCTAAAATAGATTTTGACTATAAGAAGTTAAGGAGCGTTGTAGAGCAAGCAGAATTAGAATCCTATTTAGAAGGAAAGGATGTATTTAATAGACAGTTTACTCCTGATCCTATGTTAGAAGTTCCTTTACATCCTGCGGATGTTGGCAGAAAAGCGGTGCAGGCTATTGAAAAGCAATTAAAACCAGTAGAATTATTAGAGGGTCAGAAAAAAGAAGTTGGTCTTGAATTACAAAAACAATATAGCGATTTAGATGTTACGTTAAGGTCTAATCAAGAGCAATTAAAAAAAGGAAACCTTACCGAGACTCAACGAGAAAGACTAGAGACATCATCGCAAAAAATTAAAGAACTACAAAGAGATACAAAAGAAAGAGCAGAATCAAATGGGATAGAGATGCAAATTTTTCTTGGAATCCCTAGTAAGAAGATGTTAAAAAATCTCTTTGGTTCTGAAAAAAGAAAACCTACAAAATATACAGATGCAGAGCTAGACAGATTATATAATAATGCAATGGATCGTTTAGAAAAATCAGAAGTGAAAGACAATGTAAAGGTGAACCAAGTATCTACTTTACCAATATCTAAAACGCAAAGTACGTTTTCTAAATTTTTTAATTGGTTTACTTCTGATGTTATTGAACGTGCGGGGAATGTAGGTACACCTACTTCTAAAGAAGCATCACAGCTCGGAAGAAGAGTTGTAGATATACAAAAACAAGTACATGGTCAATTAAGTGATAAACTAGACATTGCTTTAAAGGCAAGTGGTAGCGGTAAAGCTGCTAAAGATTTAGCCAGGTTTGTAGAAGTTGAAGTGAATGGTAAAAAAATCTTAATGAATCGTATGCACGCAGCAATAGAAGGGTTAATACCTGTAAAAGGTAAAGAACGCCTTGTAGTAGAAGCTCAAAGCGACTTAATTGAAAAAAGAGGTAGGATATTTGAGCAGAATGAAATTATGCAAGAGGGTAAAGATGGAGTTGTTAAGCCATTTAAAGTAATTGGAAGAAATATTGCTCCAAGAATTATGTCTCCAGAGTTTTACAGAATTTTAGATAAGGGAATAGGTTCACAAGAATTTAATATTTTAGTCAATGAGTTTGCTAAGGCAAGTGGTTTACCTAATCAAAATATTTTAAAAGAATTTAAATCCTTGCAAGATAACATGAAAAGCGATGCTCCAGAGTCAGCTACAAGGACTACACAAGCTGAACACAGTAGGAAATGGAAAAACATTCCTCATGCAATTAAAGTAAATGGTGAGTTAATTCCTCTAGTAGAATATAGACCTTATGAATACGCGAGAAGATTAGCAGATACAGGTGAAAGTCGTATTGGAGTAGCTCGTGTTTTTGGACAAGAATTAGCTAATACAAGTATTGTTAATAAATTAAAAAAACAGATTAGTGAAGAAGGTGGTAGTGTTAAAGAGTTCCATGAAATGATTCGTGCATTGAGTGGCGCGCCTGTGGAGACATCGTATATGGATGCAGGGTTTACAGGTTCTAAGGTTGTAAGAGGTGCAAAAAGTGCTTATAACTTTATCAAACAAAGTACGCTCTCAGGATCATTTATACCCAATATAGCTGAACCTTTAGGTAATGTGCGGAAATTTGGTGGAATGCCTACACTATTAAAAAGTATTTTTAAGTTAAGTACAAGCCCTAATGTCACACGAAAAGCACTAGAAACTCAAGGTGCAATTACTGTAGATATTGCTAATCTTTCTATTGATCCAAATAGACCTTATTCGTCTTTTATTCGTGGTGTTAACGAACTCCAGAGAAGAGGATTTGGCTATAAATTTATGAATGAATTTCAAGAAGTATTAGCTGCTCAAGTTGCTGTAGAAAAAGTAGCTAAATTTAAACAAGGTAAAGGAACTTCAAAGGATGCTCTATTGCTTCGAGAAATGGGGTATACGAGATCAGAAGCAGAATCAATAGCGAAAGGACAGGCATCAAAAGAAGCTTATGATAGCGTGATTAGACGCGCTCCAGCGTATCTTACTGGTGGCGCACAAAGAACTGGTGAACAATCCCGTTTAGAAAGAAATAGGATTTTTACTACATTATCTGCGTTTGAAACGTATTCGCAAATGAAACTTAGATCATTAATTCGCACTACAAAAGTATATGCAGAGGCTTCTAAAGAAGCAGTTAATGAAAAAGATTATAAAAAATTTGTAGATGCAAATCGTATTATAGCTAGCGAATTTCTTGGTAGTGCAGCATCAGGGGTAGCTACTCAATTTGCTTTAGCGTATATTTATGGCGGTAAAGATAACTTATTAATTAAATGGAATGAAGTCCAGCAAAATCCTCTAGAGTTTCTCTTAGAATCCTGGGCATATACTTCTTTTGCAGGAGTATATGGATCAATACTTCAATCAACCGCAGAAGGTAAGTTGGCAGACAACTTTTTAGAATTATCTTATCCTGTATCTATTATACTTGAATTAGAAAAAGCATTGAGTGGAAAAGGAAAATATACTTATTTAGAGGCAATGGATAGAGTAACCGAAGTCATCAAAAGATATTTTCCAGCAAATCGAATTGCTAATAACATAGTAGTAGGTTTGGGGTTTGGAAACCCAGAATCTAAAAAAGATGATAATGCAATAAAAGCATACTATCGTTGGAGATTTAAAAATAAATTTGGTGGTACATACATAAGCAATCCAGATGAAGAATTAAAACAGTTTCGTACTGGAATGAAAAAAGCATATAACGCTATTCGTGCAAGTGAAGACCCTCAAAAAGTTAATGAGTATATTTTAGCTGCTATTAATCAAACAGGTAAAGACACGCAAAGTATTTCATCTTCCATTAGAGGAAGACAACTATTATCAAAATCTAAAGTAGCTCCAGGTAAATCAGATATTGTCTATGCTGAAAGACTAGAGAAATTAAGAAAGACTATTGGTGAAAATGCATATCAAAGATTACAAATGCATGACGAACTTCTTACTGTGTGGTCTTCCGCATATAATTAGGAACAAAAAAAGAAATAAATAGTTAATACTAATGAACACAAAGCTCATTCATGCCTAACCATAGGCTTAGAGCGTTGCAACACTAACCAAGCGAGGAAAATATGGGAACTTTTAGGGATTTTTCAGTACAGAAAGCAATTACCCCTGCAGCATCCGCTGTCTTAATCAACAACACCAACACTACGAATGAGGAATCACGCGCGGTGTACATTGGTGTAGATGGAGACTATAAATTTTATATTAATGGAGGTTATGTAACCTTTGCAGGTACGTTAGCAGGCTCGATCCTTCCGATTCGGGCGACAGGAGCAACCACTACGGGTGATGCTGCTACTGGAACTACAGCAATAATCTTTCTTTATTAACCCATGAGATTAGGTCTTGGGTTAGGTCTTGTTCGATTAGGCAAGGCAATCGCATCATTTGTTCGTGATGGATTAAAACTATATTATCCATTTAAAGATAATAGTCCAGAACTACTCCTATCTGGTGCTACCTCTTTTGATGGTTCTGATGATTATATAGACTTTGGTTCAGATTCATCATTGGATAATATATGGAATGGTGGTGGAACTATTTCTGCTTGGTTTTTTCCTAAATCTGATGGTGAAGGCGATGAAGGAAGAATCATAGAAAAAAGAGATGATGGAAGTGGATGGGTACTTCATATGAGGGAAGAGAGTAGTGGTACTTCTAAACTAAAATTTTATATTAATTATAGTTCTCAAGCTGGACAATTTACAACAAATAATGATGTTATTATTAATCAATGGAATCATGTTGCTGTTATTTATGATACAAGTGGTGCTGGTTCATCATATAGACCTACTATATATATAAATGGTAGTATAACTTCTTTTAGTGCAACAATAGATACTTCTGGTTCAGTTTCATCAGATGCAAGTGAATCTTTAGTAATTGGAAATGTAAAAACAAATTTAAATAGAACATTTGATGGCTCTATAGCCAATGTCGGCATCTGGAATCGTGCTTTATCTGCAAGTGAAATAGAAAGTATCTACTGGAAAGGACAATATGCAGATTTAAAAGGTACTGAATTAACTAATCTGATTAGCTGGTATAATTTAAGTGCAGATGCTAATGATAGTACAGGAACAAATAATGGTACAAACAATGGTGCAACCTTTTTAACAGATGCCTATTCTGCCAGTTCTCCTTTCTTACCAAGAATCCAAGATAAAGCCACACCAAAAGGTGCAGTAGCATTAGCAAGTGGTAGTACCTCGTTTGATGGAAGTGATGATTATATAAATTTAGGACAAGCCAGTAATCTGAATTTTGATGCTGATGCTGATGATTTTACTATTAGTTTATGGTTTAAAATTGCATCTGGAGTAGAAGGAACTATAATTAGTAAAGGAGGTTCTACTACAGGGAATAGACAATATCAAATTTTTAAAGCATCAAATGATACAATAGGAGTATTTATAGGTGGAACAGTAGTTAGCACAAGTGCTTATTCGGATGGAAACTGGCATCATGTGGCAGTTGTTAATTTTGATGATAGTGGTACACAAAAATTTAGAATATATGTTGATGGATCATCTGATGGTTTAGGAACTTCTGGAAGTGGTAGTAATTCTTTTGATGTTTTATTAGGAGCAAGAAGAGGATCAGATAATACAGATACTGGTTCTCTTTTAGATGGCTCTATGGCAAATGTAGCTATTTATTCGGATGCAAAAACCCAAAACCAGATACAAGATATTATGTTCTCTTCGTATAGCACATTAACAAGTGCATTAAAGACAAACCTTGTAAGTTGGTATGATCTTGGGACAAATGTAGAAGATTCTCATGGCTCTAATGATGGTACAAATAATGGAGCTACTATTAACACAGGATACACATCCTCACCAAGTGGTGTAGCTGATCCATTAAACTATGGAGAAGTCTATGGTGGGAATGCAGTTAGCTTTGATGGTACAAATGATTCTATATCTATAACAGATTCAGATAGTTTATCTTTTGGAGATGGCAGTAATGATTCAGCTTTCAGTATATCGGCATGGATCAATATGGATGATGCTACTAATTTTGTAATCGTATCAAAAGGAACATATAATGTTGATGCAGAATATAGATTATACTCTCATGGATCAGATATATTAACTTTGGAATTATTTGATGAAAGTTTGGGAAGTACATACGAAATAGCTGGATCTACTTCAGCAATAACATCTTATGAGGGAAAATGGACTCATGTCGCTTGTACTTACACAGGCGTTGGTGGTACTTCTGCTAATACTGGAATAAAATTATATATCAATGGTAGTGAGATTGCTGTTAGTCTTACAAGTGGTGGTAGTTATGTGGCTATGGAAAATCTTGGTGCTAATGTACAGATAGGTAGTTCAGCTACTGGAAGTGCATTTTCAGATGGCAAAATAAACAATGTAAAAATCTTTAACACAGAATTAACCCAAGATCAAGTTAGGCAACTGTACATAAAGCCAGAATTAACCTTACCTACTGGTATAGCTTCATCAGCATTAAAGTTAGATATGCCAATGCAAGAAGGTTCTGGAACTGCAATATTAGATGGCTCTGGTAATCAAAATCATGGTACAGGAAGTGGAATCACTTGGGCAACTGGACAAGAGTATGGTTTTCAACATCCATTAGTCAGAAGTAATAATCCTATGGTGTTTGATGGTGCTGATGATAAAGTTTCAGTTGGAACACCTTCTACTTTAAATAACATATTTACAGCTGGTGGTACTCTTTCTGCTTGGATTAATCCAAAGAGTGATGGACAAAATAATGCTGGGCAAGTTTTTGATAAAACTAAATATGCTTTTCAAGTTATTGGTGAAAGCTCTGGAAGTGTAAAAGTTCAATTTGCTGTAACTTTATCTGGTGGTGCAGCAAGATGGGAAACACCATTAAGCGTTCCTTTAAATACTTGGACTCATATATTAGTAACCTATGATAGTGATAACCCAACAACTGATCCAATTATATATCTTAATGGCTCTGCTGTTACTTTAACTGAAACGATTGCACCTTCTGGAACTCATGTTTCTGATGCAAGTTCTAATTTAATTTTAGGCAATCGAAATGATGGCGTTACAACTTTTGATGGATTGCTAAATGATTTAGCTATTTGGAGTTCAACCTTAACAGCCAATGAAGCAACATCCTTATACAACTCTGGATTACCTTTACTAACAACAACTGATAGTGGTAACTATGCAAGCGCAGATGATTTAGTAGGATACTGGAGAAATGATGGTGTAACTACTTGGTTAGATAAAGCCAATACTGGAGTAGCAAGTTTTGATGGTACTGATGATTATTTAGATTTTGGTGATATTGCTTTATCTGGTGAGTTTACATTGTCTGTATGGATTAATCCCGAAACTGTTACCTCTGTTGTAATTTGGGGTGATTCTGGAAATGCAGATTGGTTTAGAATAGGATCAACTACAAGTCTTTCAATAAAAATTGGTGGAAATGCAAAACAGACTTGGACAAGTGGAGCAACATTTACACTAAATGAATGGCAACATATTGTCCTTGTAAGGGATAGTTCTAATGAATTATTTATATATAGGAATAATGTTGCATATACTGATAATAAACCTTCTAATAGTTCAACTTTTACACCAGAATATATTGGCAAAAAACAAAGCACTAATTATTTTAATGGAAAAATAGCATCTGCAAACATATTTAATACTGCTTTATCAGCTACTGAAGTATCTGAATTATATGCAATAGATAAAAGAAGTAATATATCTGGGTTTAGTCAGTTTAGTAATTGTGTAGGTTCTTGGTTAATGGGTGCTGGAACTGGAGATACTAC